CTTTGCATTATCGACAGTCATGTCCTGACGCAATAACTCGAGCCCTTCCAGATAAGTCTCACGATTGAAAAAACATCCCTTGAGAACTGACCAGTCGGAGAATTTCTGAACCGGAGTAGCTCGTTCGTATATCGTTTCCACAAAATCACGTCCGCAACACATCATCTTGACGAGAGTAACATCTGCAGTCTGCGATCGTGTTGCCCACGCCATGGACGGCCTTGGTGCCCAGAATGTACGGCTCTCGTGCATTGCCGTAATGGCCTGACCCATGTAATTGAGAGAATAGAAAAACCTTGGCTTATACTGATCAAGCCACGTCATATAGAACGACACCCAAGTATCGCTCATCTCCTGCATTGATCCGACATTAATAACCAGATCGCTCATGGCTGTGTATTCGTGCAGCCTGCCGATCGGCACAAGAACAATGCGCGTTCCGGGATCTTTTCCTTCCCAGTATCCTATGTCGTCGCCCAGTTCAGCCCTTAAGCAAACTTCCGAATAAAATAGTGACTCTGGCAGATCGACGATGACGTAGCGCCGAATCTTTGCCGTCTTGTTTATCATCCAGAGGCGAGCCAGAGCGCCATAGCCGCCACCAATCTCAAGTATCCTGTCAAGCATTGGTACGTCTTCCTGACATCGGAACATGATCCGCATGTGCCAGTAGAAGACGTTACTTGTCAGTCTCTTCTCCCCGTAACACCAGTGCAGTGTGTCTGGAATTGACTTTACATTGTCATGCAGACTGAATTGAGTTTCCAGCCTGTGCGGAAATTCCTCATTCACAAGCTTTTCGAATATCAGAAACTCAGACTTGCGTGGCTTGGCTGGTTCCCTGTGATCAAACGGTATCTTCGCCTGCGCATAATGAAGAACGTCACGGCATGTCGTGAACTGCTTTGTGTTCTCGTAGAAAGACTTCGACCATTCCAGCCATCGCGAATCCAGACATCCATCTATATCAACGACCGGAGGATCTAGTAATCGTGCAGCCTCCAGATGCCTTCTGGCATCGGATAGAATTGTTTCGTCCCTGCCATCCCTTGGATCGCTTGCAATTGCCTCTGCCATCCACTTTTCATGCGATGCCTCAGAGTCATTGAACTTATTGCGGGCAACTGCTTCCTTCTCATAGAAGGCATCCATGTCTTCGTCATCGGCGAGCATGTAACGGTCGCCGGTATGATCGGAAACGGCAACCTTCACAGTTTTTGTCTTTCTTCCTTGGTCATGTGCATACGGAGCTTTGAGTCGTCGCCTTTGTTTTCCTTGAACACCTCGACCCACTTACCCGGCATCAAGGCGCGAAGCAGTCTCTCATACTGCAGCATTGATGCACCCTGTACATCAGCAGGTATGTCAGATCCAAACTTGATGACGACGTGAAGAGGATGATCAAGCGCCATCGATAACCTCAAACAGAAAATCATGCAGGATGGCTAGGTGAACATTCTCGACAACGCCATAGCTGTGCGAGGGAACGTAGAAATTCACTCCACCCTTGCCGCGAATTTTATTATCAGGCTCAAACCCGCTCAACGTAACCACATTCATGTGCAGGCTACATGCCGTGTCGACGGCCCTTACGATGCTTGAACTGTTTCCTGAACTGGATATGGCAAACAAAACGTCTCCAAGCCTGCCATGGCTCATCATTGGCACCCTGAACACGCTGTCATAGCCAATATCGTTACTGATGCATGTCAATGACGCGGGATCATTGAAGCATAGCGTGGGCAAACCACCATTCTTCTGATAGTCCGCTGCCATATGGCTGGCGATCGATGCAGACCCTCCATTGCCTATGAAGATAAGCCTCGCACCGTGCGGACCAGCTGTGTCTCTCGCCATCTTGAGATAACCAGCCACAGACCCGTAGCCGTGTTCCTCGACCTCGACATGCTCCAGCGCGGATACGATGTCGTTATAGAATTGTCTCATGCCAAGAGCGCCTCGACAGTCTGTATGATTTCCTGACGGTTTACATGCCGCCGATGACCTACGATCGATGTCTTGATCGCTCCTGCTATATTCCCAACGAATGCAGCCATTTGAACCGGCAGACCAGTTGCTACCAGAGGCGCACTAACCGCCATAACGGCATCACCGGCACCCATCGTATCAATTCCCCCAGACACAAATGCTGGTGCAAGACCGGCACCCTTGAGATCCATCCACCTAGACCCAAACTTGCCGTGCGTTACGACCATCTGGTTGCACCCGGTAAGGCCGCGCAATCTCTCAATAACAATATCGATGGGATCTATCTGCATACCAGCAGCAAGTCTTGCCTCTGGATCATCAATGCATATGAATTTTGGCTTTAGATACTTGGTGACAGTATTAAAACCGTAATTCCCTGCATTGCTTTGCGAATTAACCGCGAGAAAACGCGCCCACTCAAGAGTGTCACGCTCCTTCACTTCCAGAAGACCATGCCCAAAGTCCATCGCAATGACGACATCAGATCCTGCAACCACTTCACTAAGTTGCTCCTGAAACTTCCTTCTCCTGACGCTGGAGAGGCACAATCTCTGCTGCGAGTAGACATCGAAGATCTTCCTGTTGAAGTCCTTGTCGACGTATCGCGTCTTCTTGACGTATTCGGTCGGTGAAATTCCCTCGGAGAACTTCCATTCACCATGTTTGCTTGCGGCAATCGCGCCGCCCTCGAATTGCTCGCATCCAACCTCTACTACGGCAAGCATCATCTCCTTGGATGATTTGCCAAGACCCTGCACATACCGGTATTCGTCGACGATCGTCTCGCCGACAAACGATATTCTCAGCTTGTCTGCCTCGTCGAATGCCGCAAGTATGGCGCTCCTGAAATCAAGATTCTTTGCATGCTCCAGATACTTGACCACGTCCTCGGAGAACATCTCCGATTTCAGGATTGCACTTGACGATAGCTTCTCTGTGTCTGTGACCACGAGCCTGCCCCCCACTGACTCCACGGCCATTCTTTCAAGATCCAGCCCTGCATCATTGCTGCCTTTGTAATCGATTCCCTTGACGTAGATGGCGGGTTTGATTCGAGAAATGACTTCCACTGCAGATGGGCTGGAATTAATGACGACCTCATCAACGCATGATAATGCCTTAATGGCTGCCGCCCTCTGCTCTGCTGTGAACCTTGGCCGTCCAAGTCCCTTGTCGACATATTTGTCATCCGTAATGCTCACTACAAGACGATCGCCAAGCTTTCTGGCTTCCTGCAAATGCCTGATGTGACCGACATGCAATAGATCGAAGCAGCCGTGCGCAAGGACCGTGCGCGGTGCCGTGACGAGATGGTCGACAGACCAGACGCCGTTCAAGACCTCTTGCGCGGTTCCCACCACGCCCTCGCGCAACCATTTGGCAAATCTTCTGACTTTAATTCCACATCAGAAGCGTCTTCCCATCCATTAAGGTTTTTAGCGGCAACCTTTGCCGCAATCTCTGCAATTTCCCTCATTGATAACATCATGCAAACGCCTGCTTCAGTGCCGGTATGCTCGTCGGTGGCGTCAGAATACGCTGGAATGCATTGGCCAAGGCTGGATCATATCCGGGATCAGCAAATATCGCAGGCAGCATGTCCATGGCTCTCTTCTTCAAGCGAATATAACGAGGATCTTTCATGTTCATGGATGTTGATGGCATCGAGCGCACATGATCATTGAGAATGATCGATCGCTGGTCGATCATAGAGAAATTCGCTGCCAACATGTTTTTGCGCCAGTCATCATCGGAAAGGGCAACCAGAACCTTCATGGCCTCGGAGTGCCTTACCCTATAGCAGGCATCAAAAAAAGTCGCCCACCAAGCAGGCTCACGCATTTCCTGTGTCGGTGCAGCACGGCTCTGATCGGTTCTATGGCCGCCATAAGCAATGCGACCAATCATCTTGCCGATGTCGTCCGTCCAGTGATCACAGAACCAGTACGGAAAATAATCAGGCTGGATATATCCCAGCAGATCCACCAGCTTTCTCGTCATTGATAGCGAACCGGTAAAACTCAGGTTGGCCATGTTGGCGTAGACAAAGCCAATTCCGTCAGGAAACCTCTTCGCCGCCTCTAGGATCTTGTCGTCGTATCCGGGTGTTACGTACGGATCGTCGTCAGCCGCTACCGTGTAGACATCGGCTGGAAGCGTCATCGCCCTGTTCCACTTTGCAGCAATCGTATCCTCGCGCTGCTGCACGTTGATCAGAACACGTTCGTGGATTTTCTGCTGTACGAGGTAGTCATATGGTGCCGGATCATCGTGATCCAGCTGAACCTGCATGACTGTCTCTTTGTTCGTCCAGTTTGCTACTGATTTTCTGATTGTATCGCAGAGTAACTCGGGGCGACCGCGTGTCGCCAGCGAGATGACAAGCTTCATTCACCCGGCTCCGCTAGCTTGTGTGACGGGGCTGGAGCATCCAGTGCCCGGTCGATCGACATGCGAATATCGCCACCAGTACCGCGATATTGCTTTCCCATCTCAAAACCGTCACCCATGCTCTTGCGCAAACCGGAAAGCTTGAGAGACTCGTTTCGATCAGAGATCAATTGCTTTGCAAGACGCAATTCTTCGGCGCGAGCCTGATTTCCCATCTCTTCAGGACGCTCCTCAAGCCGCATGCCTCCGCGAACAATCTCACCCTTTGCACCCGGCTGTATGAGAATTCCTGCATGCCTTTCGGCAGGAACAGATCGCCATCCGCTTTGATACATGTACTGCATCTGGTCGCGGGCGATATCGTTATTTCCAGTTACAGAAACAGTATTCCACTGATATTCCCAGCCTTTTGGTATCATACTATTTGGCACATCGAACTGATCATGCGAGTGAAGATTGCCGCGAGTAAGAACCTCGCCGCCGCGACCAATAAACTCAGTCCTGCCATTGGAGCGAACAGGAATGGCTCTGGCCGCAGCGACGGGCTCTGCAGGGGAGGCAACACCCTGCACACCCTCATTAAACTTGTCAGCTAACTTCTTCTCGATCTCTTCGCGTTGCGCTGCTTGCATTGCTGCATACCCATCATCGGCTGGCTGCTGTACCTCCGCTGCACGTTTTGCAGCCTTGGCCGCTCTGGCCTTTTCTAGATTGGCACCGCGTACCTGCTTGATGTCTGTGGTCTTCTGGATTTCGTCTTCCATGACAACCTCACTGCGTGTCGTAGGTGCGGTCGTATTGACCGGATGCTTCCATTGCTCTCTTGCGGCGGGCGAATTCCTCAACACCGATCGGATCGCCCTTCTTGAACCGCTTTTTCCCTGTCGGATCGTCATAATTCCAGATGTGAGTACCGTCGACTGCTGCCGCTGCCTCAAAGGCCCGCAGCGTCACTATCTTCTTTTCCACGGCACCACCTGATCCAGCTGATCCATTCACTGGAGCCACCGCACGTTGCGCCTGTTTCTTCGGCTGCTCCGCACCCGGCCTTCGAACATCGTCGCCCTCCGTCACCGGAGCTTCTGCCTTCCTGATCCCGATAAATTTCTCAACATGCTCGAAATAAGCCGCCGTATCCGGTGTCAGACCCTCCGCAACGGCATCATGATGACCGGCGGTAAGCTTGGCATTCTTCCTGCCATCGAGGATGTATTCCTTGTGCTCTCGCAGCCACTTTGCTGTCGGCTCAGAACGGTTAGCAACGTACGACTCGACGATGTCGACCGGAGATGATGGCGCATCCCGTCTAGGCGCATTCTTTCTCGCCTCGATATTCGATTTTGCTTCATCGTAAGTGCGCAAATCAATGCGGGCCTGATTCATTCGATCGGCTGCGTCGACCTCTGCCTCTGCGTCTCCGCTTTGTTTTGCTGCGAGCACATCGCGTTTTGCGGTATCGAGCGCAGCCTGTGCGCCAGCCAATGCTGTCGTAATTGTATCCAGATTGGACGATGTCGCTGCCTCACGAGCCGCCTGTACTTCACGTCTCGCAACTGCTGCTGCATTCTCTGCCTCCGTAGCGCGGACTAATGCAGCATCTCTAGCCTCCTGATCGGCCTTCGACCTTGCCTCAAGTTCCTTGTACTGCTCCGATAAATCCTTGACCGGATCTTTCGTGGCAGCAGGCTCAACAGGATCAGGATCGATCTTGATAATTACATCAGGGAGACTGTCGGAAGTCGGCACATTCGGTTCTTCTGGCATCACATCCTCCCTAGTAAATCAGGGACGGATCTCTTACCCGTCCCTTGATGAGAACATCCTCGATCCACCTGCATGACAGACCGTCGTTGCTCGTTCCTGTATGATCCTTGATGAACATTTCAGAGCCGTCACTTGGCCGGAAGACCACCCAGTCTCCAACCTCGATGGTAATGCCGCCAAACTTGGCTGCGCTGTCGTCCTTGAAGGCTAGAGGGCCAATCTTCAAAACGAGAAAAACCTTTCCCTGATACCTAGACTCTGCCAGCGATCGATCCGACAGGATAATCCCACCCTTTGTTCTCTCCGGAGGAATGTATGTCGCCACCAGAACGCTATTGTGAAACACCTCGTAATCCGTAAGAGGACCGGCAGCATCAAACAAAGCCTTGCGCGGATCGCGGCTCGCGGCCTGCGCAATAGAACGCAAATTGGCTCTCATTTTCTCTCCGCTTTTTCCATTTCGTCACAGAACTCAAGTGCCTGTTTCAATCCCTCAATCATGCCGAGACGCTCCTTGTAGTCAGCCCAGTCTTTTACATAAGGGCTGGCAATCTGTATCGACATGTCGTCAATGCGGGCCATAAGCATCTTGCGTATCGAGCGCACCTGATGCGGTGGCTCGATCGCAAACGTACGGAATGCAGCAGGATCAGCCACGAGGATCTCTCGTGGGGTTCATGGCCTTGCGTGTGGCACCGCCATAACCTGACTTCTCTGCTCTCCTCATCTTCTGCAGTTTTGCTACGCCGCCCATCGAGCCGCCGATGAACTTCGGACCCATCTGGCCCTTTGCCTTGGAGTAAATGGGACCGCCTGTTGCTTTTGTAACAACAGCATCGCGACCGATATTCTGCGTATCCGACTTGTTCGACGGATAACTTTTCTGAATGCCGGTGCGGCCTTTGCCAATACCTGCATTCGATGAGTCCTCAGACGACATCGACATGGCCGATACCTTGCCGCCTCTCTTGCGAGGCATTCCCGGAGGAGGAACGCCCGGTGGCATGCCCGGTACGCCGGGAGGACCGCCCATTGGGCCGGGAGGAGGAGGTGCCGCGCCCATCGGGGGACGCGGAGGCATCGGAGGTGGTGCGCCGGGAGGAGCCCCAGCCGCAACGCCGGGAATCATGGGAGGATGCATGGGCATCGTGGGTGCCGGTGGATGCTGGCCGCCAACAATCACATTGACCGTGTGGCCTGATTTCTTCTTGCCGCCACCTTTCTTGAGCCTGCCACCAAATGCACGGGCAGGACGATCGGATCTTGCAGTCACCTTGCCGCCGGTAGCTCGCATGATGTTCTTCTTTGCGAGAGAGCCAATCAATGTCTGCTGCTTGGATACTGCATCTGCAGCGCCACCACTCGCCATTCCACCACCACATGCCTTTGTGATGTCCGCAACCCGGCTGCGCTGAACCTTGTGGTCACGCAGATGGTTCATTGGATGTGCCATGTTATTTTCTTCCTTTTTCCACATAGGTGGCTTCGTCGATGGCGGACCTGTCGCCTCCGCTGTAGCGAACGGTAGCCGCATTATCTCTCTTCTCGCAGTCTTCAGAGGCCGGTTTCACAACATACTTCTGCAAGCCATCAAGCCACTTCGGTCCATTGTTCTTGTCGTAGATCTTGTACGGATTTGGCATTATTTTTTTCCTTTTGGTGCTGCTGGCGTCGGCGGGTTCAGTGCCTCGTGGGTTCTGATCGCAATATCAGCCGCATCCTTCTGCGCTTGGCGAGCGTGGTCAGCAATGCCAAGAGCATGATCGCGGTCTGCCGTCTGACTTTCGAGTTGATGCTGTGCCACACCAAGTCCATGTTCCCTGTCCGCTTGTTGCTGGTTGTGCTGATGCTCACGATCGGCCTGTCCCGCAGCCACGCCATGCTTGACCAACTCGAGCCCCTGCTTCTGCTGTTCTCTTATTCCAGCCTGCTGCTCAAGATGCATCTTGCCTTGCATGGCAACATCGTCACGTCTTTCCTGCGACTTTATCTTGTCCTGATCGGCCTGATGGATGATCAGTTCTTTCGTAATGTCGGCGTCCTTGATATCCTTCTGCGTCTGCAGTTCTTGAGCCTTCAATTGGTTCTTTGAACTGTCGCCCTGTGCATCAGCCTGCAGCTTGCCAACCTTGGCATTCACATCTGCCATCTTTGCATTGGCCGTGATCAATTTGGCCTGATCGTCCGGAGACGTCTGCTGCGGAGGCGCGGCTACAACAAGACCCACCGGATCTTCCTTCATTGCCGCCAATACCCTGCGCAATACCTCGTCGGGATCTAGCCTAGGCGCAAATTGCGGCATGGCACTCAACTGAACCAATCCCAATGCCTTTGCCACACGATGTACATGGCTCGGTACGTTGGGATCTGAAACCGGAACCAGCTGGCAGGTATCTAAAGCCTGAATAAGTTTAGCTCCATCCCAGAAATCTGGCGGGCAATCCTTGTTGTTTGTCCAGAAGTCTTCCGGATTGCGCCTGAACAACTTTATCAGCAATCCAAATTCTTCCGTCTGCGCCGTATGCATGCCCTTGTGAGCGGCAGACATGACCTTCGTCGCCTGCTCGACTTGCGCCAGCATCGTGCCAACCGGAATATTAGCCAGCCCCTCACCGGCAGGAACCTCCGCGCTCGCACCCAATGCGCGACACTGCTCCGTCACCTTGTCGATCAGTGCAAGCAATCCGGGAGTGACGTCTTTGTAAGGAAGGCCAGTCACGATCTGGTTTATCGGCTGTCCGTTGCATTCAACAGGCTCGAATTGTCCCGGTGCCAATCTAAACGTCGCTGAATTCTGCCTGCCTCCAAGCTTCGCCATCAACCCAGCCGGAAAATTCGCAAACATGCCTGCATCGAGGGCTTCCCGCCAAGCCGCCGTCATGGCCATGGACGCATTGCCAAGGATATTGAGCATCCCCGTTCCATAAAATCCGGGCCCCGGCACATACGGGTAGCGAACATACATCGTCTGACGTTCGCATTCCTCGTCCTCCTCTTCCCAGTCCCTCGTAATAGAGAGGATTTCTCTCGTATCCTTGTCCAATGTCACGAGATACGGAATAGGAATGCCTTCATCCTCGAATTTACCCGGAGCGTACTCCGGAATATCCAGTTCGCACTGCGATTCCCAGATCGTATATGGCTGATCTTCAGGCCTTGTCGGCTTTGATACTCCCTGAATTGTTGCGATCTTCTCCGTCACCACGTTGGGCATGGGAGTAGGCTGCGTAAGAGTAGTGTCCCTGTATACCCCAAGCAATTTCATCCGTTTGAACACACTTGGTCGCATCGGGATCTGGTGCGTAATCCTCGCGCAGGCACTCAAATCCTTTGTAGCATCCGATACGATCAGATCCTTGGCATCGACACTCTCTGAAACAGGTCGTCTGCGCATCGGACATCGGTACACCTTCTTGAAGCCTGATCCCCTGAAATAAGTCCCCCACAAAAGCATATGCGAAGTATCCGGATAGTATTCCTTCGCCGTCTTGGTGAGATAATGATTGAAACCACGCTCAAGAGCCTCCGCAAGTTCGTCCTCACCCTTCGTCTCCGTCCCGTCATCCTTGATCTTGGCCGGTCCATTTGCTGGCAACAACTCGGCCTGAGAATTCGCCCATCCCTTCAATACGGCCTCAAGCAATAGCGGGTTTGTCACCCTGCTCATGCCCTCGACCATGTCGTCGACGCCAGATGCCGGTGCCTGCAATTTAATGCCCAGAACATCCATGCCGCGAGCCGTCGTCTGCAGCCATTCCTGACGTGACTGATCATCGGCCTCGATCGCCGAGAACAGATCGTTGGCGATAACGCCAAGAGCAACGCTGTCCATGTCCTCGGCTAGGTTCTTGTACCAGCCATTGTCGTCATCGGCATCCTTGGATTTCTTCTTTGCATCGAGGTGAACAACGACGCCTCCGTCCCCCTGCTGCTCCGTCACCGTCCCTGTTTCGGGATTGACGTGAACAGTTTCGTCGTCGTCTTCTATGACGATCTTGATTGGATCAGCCATCATCATCCCTTCCGTCATCCCACAGCATATATGCCATCACGATCATCGACGGCAGCATTACCGTGCTCACACCCACCAACCACCACTTCCACCAATTCAATTTATTTCAACCACTCCGCTGCCTTCTGGCTTCCTGCCTTCTCGACAGTTTCGAGAATGGCAAGCTTGAGACTATCGCACCCCATGTTCAAATCAGCTGCCTGACGCCCTGCCATGACATGGGCATAGCCACCCTTCATGCAAGCCACGATGCCAACCGATGTGATCTCGCCAGCCAATGCCTGCGCCAATGTTTCCTTGCACAGTTCGATGACCGCGATCTGGTCCTCTGATAGCTTCGGCTTTGCGCCGATGATCTTGCTTCCAGCACCATTCGTTCCGTAAAGACTACTTGTCATCACCACATATTCCACGGTGGCCTGTTATGATGCGGATCATTCGGATCGCCACCAGCCCACCCGAATTCGTAAAACGCCCAGACTATCACCATGGCGATAAACACCAAAGCGGCAATCCGCATCTCAAGTGTAACATGTGTGATCATCTGGTGGACCGTCGCAGCCCCATGAAACTTCCGCACACAACTGGGGGGTCAAGAACGGAAGAAGCCACAACGGCCCGCCACATGATCATTCGTCTACGAGCGGTACATCACGCCATTCAATATCTGTCTCATTCATCGTAATCCACTTCTGCTGCAGGATCTTTCCACGCGGAACGCGATGAACGAAACGCAGGTTAGCCGTGATGTAAAAAGTCTTCGTGCCTTCCTTCGGAGGATCAGAAGGCTTCCATGTCGGATCGAATTCACCAACTAACCGTTTTCGATCTTCGCTCATACCGGATACAGAGCCTTCTCTTTCGGTTTCAGTTTAATCGCCTCGTGCTCCTGATGCAGGACTTCCTCATCAGTCGGGGCATGACCGTTATCTCTCAACCACTTCACGGCCTGTGTCGCACTGTCCGTCAGATCCTTGTACTTGCCATTCGGAAACACGGCCATTTCCTGAATGACCATGTCGCTCCAGTCACGAACCGGAGCATACACCCCCAGATTGGAAAACACAGCCTGTACACCCGTCGCCCTCGCCACCTTGTCACCCTTGACCGGGCATAACTGTGTGTTCCAGTCCTGCATGCCATAGCGGTTTCGCAACTCCTGCGCAGCACTGATGCCGCTCGCCTTGGCCTCTATCAACAGCTTGTCGACCTTGAAACGCTCGCAGGTATGCTGAACCCACTCCATAAGGCCCCATGTTTCCTGAGTTCTTCGATTGTATTGCTGCTTGGTTTCCCCGGCCAAGTATGGCGTACGCACTCCCGAGAACTCCAGATGCTTCCGCCAAGCATTGACCAGCATCAATCTCCTTTTGCCCTCCAGATGCCACACGCCCCATACCGTCATGCCGGTAGGATCATTCATTTCATTCTGGGTAAAGGCACTGTCGACCGATGCAATAATCAGATCGAACATCGGAAACTTGCCGTCCACGCCTTCCCATACCTGCCACCACGCGCTCTTGAATATACCACCACCGCGAGGCGCGGGAGACTGCTGGTACTGACCGGCCCACTTGTATGGACCGCCTTCCTTCTTCAGTCTCTGTATGACCTCCAGTGGAAATCTCTCATCCCATGCCGGTTCTAGATCACACCCATCGAGATCAGCAACGTCAAGACGGGGGTCGATCCAGCCGATGGCCGTTTCGATGGCTTGCCCCTCATCATTGAAGGCGCGGCTGATGTCGTATTCCATCGGAACCATGAGGTGACAGTAGTCAAGCCCAAGCGAAAGAATTGCGCCGCTGACGTCATCTTCGTGAACCCTCTGCATGATGATGATGATGGCACCGCGCTTCATGTCATTGAGACGATCGCTCATCGACTCACGAAACCACCTCACAGTTTCTGTTCGTACGATATCGCTCTCTGCTTCTTTAACATTGTGCGGGTCGTCAAGAATGACACGATCACCACGCTCGCCAGTACCAACACCGCCAACAGAACTAGCAAGCTTCCAGCCCTTTCTCGTATTTGTAACAAGCGTGTCGCCCTTTTTGACGATCTTGACCTTGGTGCCATATAAATCCCTGAACTGAATGCTGGTGACCAGATCACCAAACCGCCTGTTGTCTCGTTCTGTTAATGAGGCGCTGTAAGAGAACGTCACGTACCGTAAATGGCTTTTGCCTGCACACGCCCATTCCCATGCTGGCCAGAACACATCGACAAGAAGGCTTTTGCAAAAGCCGGGTGGCACATTGATCAGAAGCCTTCTGATCTCTCCGTATGTTACGGCCTCCAGATGCTCGCATATCGCCTCCATCGGCCAGCCCGGAACCATCGGGCTCTCAGGCTCAAGGATGTGCCAGAAGTATTTGACGAATGCATAAAGGCCGCCAACCCACTCGCCCGTCTCTTTGTCGCGATAGCCGCGCTGGCACTGCTCTGCCCTGTGCTGTCGAGCCACATACTTCGATAGCATCTCGGCGTATTCGACGTGTGCCTTACGCTGCTGCGGATCTAACTGCATTATCGCGGCATATTCTCTTCATTCGCCAGCACCAGCAGACACACCACGAACATAGCAATGCATACAGCGTAGAATACCGTGACGTCCATTACCGTTCTTTCCAGTACGGAAATGGCGGACCATCGTGCGGTCCCGGTTGCTCGACAGTTGTTTCATACCGAGGCTCAAGATCACCACGCACATATTGCCGGATCAATTCCAACTCCCTGTCTGGCCATTGCTTCTGAACACCATTGAGTTGGAAGACTGTACATAGCCGCTCGATGGCCGCCTCACAGCGTTTGATCCGTTCTTCTGCATTTATAACATGGTGCATTGCTAAATTTGCAGTGTCTGTCATGGCGTCAGTATCCTGCTCACTATCGCCGAATAACCCGCTCCATTCGGATGCAAGCCATCCAGCGTCAATCCAACCATCGAACCCGTCTGTGCCACCAATTGCGGATGACAATTTGCATGCGCTGCACATACCGCATTGAGCCTAGCCACTACGGCATCAATCTTCATGTTGTTCAGTGGACTGCCGGGTAACGTAGTGGCTAGTTGCACTTCATCCAGCTGAATAATGCCGAGAAAGAATATCGTGATGGCAGGCGAGATAGCACTGAGCATATTCACATAGTCGGAAACGATCGTATCCGGATCATCCAGATTATTGATCCCGCCTTCCAGCAACAGCAATTGCGTACCAGCCGGGATTGTCCCAACTCGAGCCGCTATCTGCGTCGATGTCTGCTGGCCAATACCTAGATTGACTGCAGTGTTGAATGGTGGCGCAAGACTTGGCTGGAACGGAGCCATGAGGCTGATGACACTGTCACCAAGCATGGCGAAGTTTGATGATGATTGCTGCTTGTCATTGCAGCCAGCCAATACGATCGCGAGCGCAAGAAGGCTATTGCGGATTATCATCGCGCAACTTCTCTGCCAATGCCTGCAATGCCCATTCGATCTCCTCAAGCTTGCGAACAATGTCTGCATTACCCGGTGTCTGAAATACATTGCTGGCCCTATGCCGCGTAATGCCTTCCAATATTTCCTGATAGGTCATGACCGCGCCCAATTCGGCAGCAAACCAGTCTTGCCAATCTTGGACACCTCAACAAATGTCCCCGGCTTTTGCTTGGCGCTATTGCAGAGTGCTGCCACCTGAGAATGAAATGCGACGGCCTCATCGTGCGTACTAAATACTGCCGTCAGTACGACCCTGTTCTCGTTGTCCTTGCCGGTGGAGATCGAGAGATTCAGTTCGTTCATCCATGCGCTCCATGACTTCCTTAAACGAGTGCCACCGATCACCAAGAAAGATGTGCCCGGTATTGGGGCTGACGTCGCCGATGAATGGCCTTCCGTAGAATTGTTTGTCATCAGCAACAAATTGTATGGCAGGCAGAATTGGTATGGCTGCAGCAACCACAGCAGCAGATCCAAGCAACAATTCGCGCCGGTTCACTTCTTAGCCCTCCAACGCTTTTGCGCTTGAGCCTTTGCCTTTCGGCGAGCCGCGCATACCGGGCATGTAAACTTTGCAGCCGCAATAGTCGGCTGTGGGGTCGAGGCCTGAGATTTCTTTTTGGAAGGCAATATGCGTGGCGTAATCTTGGTGGCATCGGATGCAACAGAAACCGATGAGGTCGCCGCCGGACACGCTCCCCAATGCCTGTCTCCGCATAGCCTGCATTTTGGCGCTTCCATGTAGTCTCTACCGTAGATGCTACATGTAGATACTACGCTTCGCCCTCATTATCAACCACCAGCCGGGGCCCGACACCGATCTCCTGCCCCTTCTTTTCGATCTCGCGCAGCAACTCTTCATCCGTCATGCCATCAAATGCACCAGCATCACCAACCTCACGCCGATCGATAATGAGCCCTAATATGCGGGCCTTTCCAATCGATGCTGATACCGCAGCAGAAGTCTGCTTGTTTTCGAGAGCGATCGTTCGCGCTTCATCGAGTTCGGCCAGCAGCATTTCCCTTGTGTATAGGATTTCCGTTGTGGTCTTTTGCAGTGTGTTATCTGCACGTTTTTCCAGTAATTCGGCTATTCTGTTTTGAACTTCTGTTTTCTGTTTTAGCGACGATGAATTGCCTTTATTCCGTTTGTATCCTGCCTTTACATATGCTGCATCCTGACCAACTCCAGCTGCAATATTCTGGGCGAAAATTTCATATTTTGGATTGCGTAGTGCTGGCATCTCTACACCCGGCTAAACATAGCATCGGCTGGCTCTAATATTGGCTCGTCTTTTACTTCGATTGTTTTCAAGCCAATCCACACATCTGAACTACATAACTGTGTGGCCTCAAATCGAGCCTTGTCCTCGCTGAAATATGCAGACACCTCTTCAATCATCTGATCTTTCTGGCGAAGAATAATCCAGACTTTCATGGCCCCAGCCTGTCGATGACATTCGCTGCTATTGTCTGCAAACTATCATTAGATCCGTCATCGTCATTCGCCGCATCTGCAATTGCGCTGATCATGTTTGATACATCATTTGCCATCCTGCCGGGTGGCAATTGGCGCAATTTCTGTCGAGCGGCTACCAGTCTGGCTAATACGATTGGTCTTACCGGCATAACTTGTCCCAGTTCATGCGAGGCTTCTGTCCCCGCCTGCGCCATGCCTCATTGAGCCTGTGCGCCAGTAGCCAAACATTGAGCCCGTTTTCGACCATGTAGGCTCGATATAAGCTGCGGGCCGCAACCTGTTGTCGATAATTGCGACCCGCTTGCGACTGCACCGGGGGCGGTGTGGATCGCAACTGTGTAGGCAATGCTTCGCAATCGTAGGACATCGATCCGTCCCGGATAGAGGACAAGAGCATGGAATGCCAACTCGCCTCAAGTTTTGGATTTATCGAGTGATTCGAGTATGCCGTGTTTTCTCGAACGATTCAATTGCGATGGCAACAGGCATGGCAAAACCATCCACTTCCATGATTAAATCGTTGCCCCTAATCGATACGACCCGCAACGATTTACCGTCCAGAGCACCATCATGGATATCGAAACGACCGCCGATCAGTTTATAGAGAATGTCCTTTGTTTCATCATAGTGACCTAGAGCCTCCTTGCGTCTGATGTAGTCTATTTCTGTCTCCCTGATTGTCAGGGGCTCGCCGCATGCATCAACGAAACCAAATACACGATGATCGCGGCGCACAAGATCGTACACGCTATCTCTAAGATCCATATCGACCAGTATGTAGCCGGGGATGAGCGGATAAGATCTTTTTTCACGTTTGCGACCTCGACGTTTTTTCCAGATGATGCGCTTTGGAACATAGGCTTGTACGCCTATTTTATCTGCAATCTTGTCCTCTGCAGATGAGAAGCAGGCCAGTGCATACCATGGCATGAATATACCGCTTCCCTTTAGGGAAAAAACACACTACGCTTGTGTCAGCTACATGACAACTGGGGGATAAAATGACACCACAAGAAATCGCAAGAAATCTTAGCACACAACAACGACAGTGCCTCATAGATCATGCGCCGGGTCCACAGCCATTTCTCGCGGTAGGTGACACAGGCACAAATGGATTACGCGCAACCAAGCAGTCTTTAATCTCTCTCAAGCTTTTATGCCCCACAGGAAGCCACATCAATCCCAGACCATCAGAGTTAAATCTGACCTCATTGGGTCAAGAGGTTGTCTGTATTCTTCTGGGTAAAATGATAGATTCTCTGGTCAGTTCCGGGTTCTTAGACCCATTAACCGCTCGTAAAGTCTTTGCCGCTATTGATGAAGCCTCCTTAGTCAGACGAAGAGGGAAGCCATCAAAATGCACAGAGAAAAACATGCCCTACCATGCGGTTGCCACACCAGCGGAAGGCCCTGCCCAGAGCATCACCCGCGACCGTGTCGCCACAATTATGCTTCTGAGTCTGCTGAAAAACCCAATCATTCCTGCCACAGAAGACTCTCGATAAGAGACGTCCTGATTGAGGCTTCAGCCCTTACCTCTCTAGCCCTCTTCCTCGGTAGCCTCTTCATCTGGCTGTCTATCCTTGGAACTTCCTGACATCTGGCTGCGTTCCTCTCAGTTCGGGCAATGGAGGGCGCTATGTGCTTCTCATTGGGTTGGCTTGAGAGCCTGCTCATCAACATCATCATTGTTGTTGCCGTCGTTGCAATTCTTCGGCTGCTGATACCTTGGGTCTTCAGCATGCTCGGTGTCGATGGCGGAATCCTTCTGCAGATTATCAACATTGTTGTGTGGGCGATCGTGGCAATCTTTGTGATCTATGTGGCGTTCGCCCTGATCAGTTGCCTGATTGGTGGTGGCGCGTCACTATCTCTCATGCCACATCGATGACGCCAAACAAAATGATATTGACCGCGATGCTTGTCTGCATCGCGGTCTTTGTTGGCGTGTATTTTAGTGGTGTGTGGAATTGCTGCGATCTTACGCTGATAGGCCAGTGATTGGTGTATCTTTCATTCCACCACCAAACAAACTGAAATTGAAGAACCGCAAAACTTGGCCTTTGTATTGTGGATTCTTTTGTGCCTCGTAAGCCTTGTCAATTGCATCGGCATAGTAGTCGCCTTCATAGATAACAGCGACGGGTGGCTTGTCTGGCCTCTTTACGTAAGCAGGAGCAACTATGTGAACTACGAATTGTCCCATTTTAATTCCCCAGTTGTTTGACGTTTGTAAGGTGTTAGTGACTAACTAGTGTTTTTACGAATTGCTCATGTAGTAGCTTGAAAAACTCTTTAGTGGCAGCGGCCTTTGTTGGATGCCATTGGGTAACAATGGAGCCATTTCCCGCGCGCCATTCTCCGCGCCCGTAGATATATTCTGGCCCGTTCCAATAGTTGCTTCGGATCGAAAGCCATTTTGCGTATTGCATCGCTTCCATGGTGTTTGTCCTATCTAGGGGATATGTGACTAAGCGTGGGTTCCGATTAAGTCTGAATTTAACTTGTAACTCTCCGCAGCCTTTTGGGCAGATTCCTTGGTTTTATATCGGTGGTTTATCACTGCCTTCCGGCTGTAAACGAGTCCGTTAGCCATATATTCCCGATAGACTACCCAAGCCCCATGATTCGCTCTGACGTTTATCTCTACCGTGTCTGGTTTTCGCATTCCTCTATCTCCGTCCTATATGGTTGACGTAGGGGATATGTGGCTAACAGTGCGAAAGCATCATTGGGGCGATTGATTTTATGTTGCGGTACTCGCCGCCAAGCATGACATAGGTTCCCGGTTTTAGATTTTTACTGCTTGTGCACCAGCGAAGTCCGTTGTCACCAGTTGTCATAAATCGACCCATGGCATCAGAAGTCTTAAAATTCTTAATTGTCAGTCTCTCATGACCCAACGGACCTGAGAACTTTTCGATCTTTAGGTTCATTTTTCTATCTCCGTCCTATATGGTTGATTAGTGCTCTAGCGCACGGCTTTGCTTTCAGCTTTAGCGAGTGCCTTTTCGGCCGTCTCTTTGCTGTCGAATATGTTTAGAACGCGCCAGATCTCGACATTGCCAGTGGACGTGCCATCGAAGCGCTCAAATGCCCAAGTATGGCAGAGGTCGGGGCGTATGCGGAATTTCCGTTTCATGTCATTGCTCCATAATGAGATAACAGTGAACAAGGTAGGGTTTTTACCCTACCTTGTCAATATCTATCTTGGTGTAGAATTCGTCCTGTGCGGCACTGTATGCAACGCTATTTCGACGACCAAAACCCTTCGCATAGATGTCGGCGACGATCGAAAGCGCACGACCTTCCGGGGCATTACCGTTCCGGATTTCCTGTGCGATAGAAGCGCAGAAATCGCCATACGAACCGTCTAGGACCGGCAGGACGAACGCCCAGCGATTGGCGGTAGATTGGCGCACGATGGCGGCAGCCGCCTCCCGTTCTGTACGAGCCTTGGCCTCTGCCTCTAGGCGGGGGGCATTAGCGATCAACCATGCCTTGCGATTAATCTCCCGGCGAGCATCTGCCTTGGCGCGGCGCTGATCTCTCAGGATCTTTGCAGCCGCTATCTTGACGGAATCACCTAGAGCCTTGTCACGGGTCTTGTCGACACACTCAGAACCGACTGCAAACTTCTTTCCGTCAGATGAAGTGCAAACGAAATTGTGCATCAGGGGCATGCCACAATGATTGCAGACGCCAAGCGGAATATCTCGGGGCAGACTGCGAAGAGCCGCATTGTACGCCTCTGGATTCTGCTCTGCCAGCGATGGCGACGGCAGGCTGGCAACATACAGAAACCGAAATGGGCCGAGGCCGAGGCCTGAAGCTTCAAATGGGTGCATGGCTGTTTTCTCCATGCCCAGAATATAGGGTAATTCCCCTATGCCTGTCAACTACCCTTTTTTTATTGCAGTGCCGTTCTCAAAGGCCTCTATTAGCTGCAGTGCAGCATTGGCCATGCGCTGATACTTTGGGGTTATCGGACCCACCCCCCTCCAGCCCAATTCGTCCAGACGATTTCGTGCGGCCATAGGCCGTGGTTCGTCAAACGTGGTCCCGGCTACATCCGATAGGGTCGAGGTGATTAAACTCACCAGTGGGCTCGGCAAGGGCAAATCGTCAGTTGGGTCAGACATGCTGTCCCTTTCCCTTCATAGCCTTCCTGATCCGCTCTTGGTTGTCCCTTACAAACTGCAATGTCTTCAGGGCTGGCAATAGCTCTGGCACATCAAAGTCAGATATCGCCGCAACCATGGCCTCGATCTGCGCCTCTATCGGCACCGTGCGACACACTGCGTCCTGAAGGGCCGTGATGCAATCATTGCAGGCGCATCCTGCCTTGTGACTAGAGAGCATCGATCACCCTCCTGTCGATGGTGCCGTGTTTTTTCTTGGCCATGGCGTATGCGATCAGTCTGGACTGAACGTAGCCGCGGATCTCTGATGATGGTTCTCTCGGCTCAGTGAGGCGAAATGAATTCGGCCAGACACCGAATTTCGTTTTAAATTGTTGGGCGGCCCATCCTGATTTATATCCGCGCTCGATGGCGATGTAGAGAAAACCTGCGTACCAGATTTCCTTATCGCTCATTGTGTACTGACGTTTCTGTCCCGGCTTCCACCGATGGCTCGAGCCGTTGACCTCAATCAACTCGCCATCATGTTCTATAACTCCACATGCTGGCCGCATATCCGCACCGCAATGCGTACAGACCTTCAATCCATGCGCCACGATCGCTGTACATTTTGGACACTCGCGCGGGAGTTTTCTTTTCTGGATGATCTCCGCTGCCTTCGGCTTCGGCTTTCCGTCGTCAAGTTCATCCCAATGAATATCAGTAACAAACCCCAACTTCTGAGTTGTGTCTGTGTGATCAAGAATTATCGCGTGTCTCTTTCCTTCTGCGGTACGGAGAGAACGGCCAATAATCTGTTGATACAACATCTCTGATTTTGTTGGTCGAGCAAGGATAAGGCACCGGACGTCCCAATCCGTTCCAGTCGTTAGCGTACCTACGTTCGCTACGATCTGATATTCTCCATTGTGAAACTTGCGTTTGATCTCGCGCCGCTCGTCTGCCTTCGTTCTTGCGTCCTGATATCCGCATGTGATCCCTGCCTCCACAAATCTATCGCGGATCATTTCCGCATGTGCGCAATCTACTCCGTAGCAAAGCGTCTTGTCCTTCCCCCACTGTTTTTTCCAAGTGTCGACGATGTCGGCAGTCAGTGATCCTTTCTGCATCGCTGCGCTGAGTTGTCCTTCGTGATAATCCCCCGCAACCAGTTTGACACCGGACAGATCAGGATGACCCGTGGCAAACACCTTGAACGGCGACAGCTTACCATCCCTGATCAAATCTTCTGTCGTCGATACCGTAAGCAACGTCTGGAAATATTTTCCCAGACCTTTCGTACCGGGCGTTGCACTCAGTCCGATAAACGGCACCGACTGCCACGCCGGATCTTGCAACCACTGTTTATGGAATTCGTGAAGAACGTGCACCTCATCGAAGATCACAACCTGTGCCTTTGGATATGATCCACGGCTCTTCAAAGTTTGAATGCTGCAAATCTGCACCGGCTTCGACCAATCTGTCATGACGTGATCTGCCTGAATAATCCCTACGTCCTTGATGCCTTCATCGTAGAAGGACTCGAGGGTTTGATCGATCAGGCTCAGATTGCTGACGACAAATGCCAGCCTGTTATTCTTGCGCTGGGCTCCCTCGACGATGGCAGCCGAGATAAGGGTTTTACCGGCACCAGTAGGTGCTGAGAGAACCACTCGCTTCACGCCTTGGCCGATCGTCTGCTTGAGGGCAGTCAACGCCTCTTGCTGATGTGGCCATAACTCACGCTTCATTTTGTAGCCCCCAGTTTGGATATACGCTTCGCAAACCTTTCCACGATTTCCATTGCTCGCAAACGTGACACGCCGATCCTTGCACCGATTTCTGTAAATGTTTTATTTTCTGAGCGAAGCAGCCACGCATACTCCGCTCGCGCTCGTGAGCGAATTATCTTCATCTGTTTCTTTGGCGGACGGCCACTCTGAATCTCTCTACCCTCCTTACTTCTTTCTCGGATGCCTCTTTCTTTTTGTGGTTGTGGTTTCCTCACGAGGTGCATTGCATGTGCTCTGCATGTGCTCTGCATGTGCATGACTACCTGTCCTTGTCTTTTGGAAATGGCACAACCGTTCCCTGAGAACGTCGTCGAGCCCAACCCTTGAGGGCGTTATTCTGACGGCTGGCTATGTACTGGTGCGCCTCAGCAAGTTCTGCATCGATGCGCTTGTGTCTCCATCCCGGCTGAAACATAGAAGCGTAGATGTGGCGTTCCGACTTCCATTGGGCCTCTGTGGCCATGGCAATACGCGCCAACTGCTTTTCGTCAGTCGGGAGCCGCCCCTTTGTCCAGTATTCAGCAATGAGGAGAAGGTAGGAGCCGTGCTGAGATCTAGTCAGACCGCGTGTATCGAGGAAATAATCAGCCCAATACAGTGGCATCCACAGTGGTTTGTCTTCTTTTTTACGCATGTCACCCACCAGACATAGTGGGTAAGGGGTATTGAAACCTATTATTGGGAATGATAGTTACAGCATTAGTCATGGCCGCTCCATCGGTCGTGGCGAACCGGTGGAGGGAAACCACCGTAAGCCTATTAAAGAGCCATCGGTGCGAATCCGGTGGCTCTTTTCTATGATAGCCTACTCGTAGTGATACGCAATAGTTGGCGGGCCCGAGTGTTTCCAATCCCAGACATACCAAGCATGGTTTTCGGATGGCGCTTCGCGGATTCCGTCAACTCTCTTAAACCAGACAATACGTCGAGTGAGGATGATCTTTTTCCTAAAGGGCTGACAGGCACCAAACAAATAATTTCTACCTTTAGCCGCATCGAAATTGATTGGCAGGAGCATAATCACAATACCCTTCTCTCGTGCGGTCAGGGAGAGAGCATGATTGATAAATTTCTCTGCCAGCAGAAATGGCGGATTAGTTATAATGGCTGCGGACGTCTCATTCGGCATTTTTAAAAAATCATAACCAGTTTCGATATCGGTAGACACAACGTCTTTATCATATGCGGCTAATACATCCGTAATCTTTCCGCTTCCACACGCCGGTTCCCACACGCTGGTAATATTTCTAATGTGTGGAATAAGAGCCTCAGTAACCCAGTGAGGCGTCTCGTACAGGTCGCGCGGCTGACGCGCATACTCACTGTTGCGTTGGGACATTATCGTCTCGTATTTGGAACGAAGCATCGATCAGAGTGGTGCTTGCAGTATGGTGTGTGCTCTGTCTTTGGGGCACCACAGAAAAAGAAATCTGGCTGCGACGGATCGCCAACCGGAAACCGGCAATCGAACATACCGATGGTCATCACAGTCTTTCTCTGTGGGATCGGGATCTCCGTATCTGCTGGTGCTGGCGTCATGTCGAGTTCTTCGATGTAGGCTTCTATAGGATGCGATCGTGCAAAATGCAGACGCTCTTTCTTGCGCTCTACTTTTGCCGTGTGATTGGTGTGGTTGCCGCCGTTTGGCTTGTTTCTCTTGAGCCCGATGCGGCTGCACTTGCCGATCACGGCATTGCGGTTAAGACCGTGACCTAGTTTGGTTGCTATGGCTGAGAATGCCAGATTGTCTGCGAAGAGTTTTTTCATTTCGTCGAGCAGATTTGGAAACGTAGTCCACACACTTTGTGTGATAGGCATTTCAATCCCCGGTTGGTTTGTTGTTAATCGTGAAGCTTGATTGGCGGCATAGGAATAGTTTCAGGCCAGTGATCCTCGAACCATTGCATGATCTCATCGTATTTTTTGGTGGTGACTGAGATTTTCCCGCGAGAATAGTTCTTGAGAAAATACATATCGCCGCGAATCAATCTCGACAAAGTCGCCAGCTTGATGCCTCGCTCTTTCGCAAAGGCCTTGGCAAGACGAACAATGTTATCCCGCATTACAGGGCTGATTTGTTTCATAGTGCATATCCCCTAGCTTAAAACACGCTTGTGGGCAATAGGAAATTACCTACTTGCCAACGGTGGATTTACCCTATATAAGGACAATCTCAACTGGGGAATGCAAATGATCCTTCCAACCATTCACTTAAACGGGACATCCCGTGAAAGCCTTCTTGAGGGCTATCAAGAAGCCATCGACGCACTAGTCGAGGCTGGCCGCAAGGTTGCAGCCGCAGGACCAAATGGTCGCGACTACTATGTGCAGGGAAACAAGGCATTCCCTCAAGCGATGGATGAGCACGAGGCTCGCCTGACCAAAATCCGCAAAGTCATTCTTGAACTAGAAGCGATTGCGGTGTCGCTATGAAAACAGTCTTTGAATGGACGGCCCTCGCGACATGGGCAGTCATCTTGGGTGCGTCACTTATGTATGGCACCCTGTCAGCAATCAATGTGATCTACCGTCCTGAGATCAGAGCGATCGATAAGATACAGGACCGTTTTCCGCACAGGGTGGCATATGGCATTAACTAAAAAACAACTCGCAGCCCGTGAAGGCAAGGTGACGGCATCTTTCGTCCCGGCTCTCATGGCTGGCAATAAAGAAAAGATCATGTCCGAGTGGCGTATGCTCGTTGGTGATCCGACACATGTCCCTGAAGATTTGTCCTTCAGTTGGCCGGTTCAGTTTGGGTCATTCATCGAGCCGTTTGCGTTGGATTGGTATTCGAGGAAGAACCGTGTGCGATTGTCGCGCCGAGGTGAGGTGGTCAACCATCCGGATCTTTCACATGTTTGCTGCACACTGGATGCGTACGATGATGAACGCCACAACGTCATCGACTGCAAGGCACCGGGGCAGTGGCGTAAGCTTGATGAAGTGATCCAGTATTACACACCGCAGATGATCGTACAGAGGCAGTGTGTAGTCGGTGCCTTGCAGGCTTCCTTGCTTATCGTACATGGCGGTTCAGAGCCACAGGAATATCCCGTCGATATCGATCCTGAATACGAGAAAACCGTTTGGGAACGCATCGCCCAGTTCTGGAAATGCGTCGAGGACATGACGCCTCCATTCGACATCGAGCCGTCTCTTGCGCCCGTCGTTCCCATCAAAACGTATGACATGTCTACCGACAATTATTGGTGCAATGAGGCTGGCATCTGGCTTGAGAATCGCAATGCTGCAAAAATATATGAATCCGCAGCTAAGAACATCAAGGCCCTAGTACCAGCAGATGGCATCATCGCCAAGGGTGGCGGAATCACAGTTTCCCGTAACAAGGCGGGCAGCCTTTCAATAAAAGAGGAAAGCAAATGAGCAATATAGCAACCATAGCAAGACAAGCACCCATGAGAGTGTTTGACGAGGATCAGGTTGATCTGATCAAGCGCACTATCTGTAAGGGCGCATCTGATGATGAACTGAAACTGTTCATGTATCAGGCAGAGCGCACTGGCCTCGATCCTCTGGCTCGTCAGATCTACGCAGTAAAACGATGGGATGCGATGTCTGGGCGCGAAGTGATGTCCATTCAGACGTCGATCGACGGGTTTCGTCTGGTTGCCCAGCGATCAGGAGAATATGGCGGTCAGGTCGGACCATTCTGGTGCGGCAAGGACGGCAAGTGGAAGGACGTATGGATCTCCAAAGACCATCCAGTTGCGGCCCGTGTCGGCATCTGGCGTGAAGGTTTCAAGGAACCATGCTGGGGTGTTGCCCGCTTTGACGCATATGCCCAGCGCAAGAAAGACAAAACCCTTACCCGTATGTGGGAATCCATGGGTGATGTCATGATTGCCAAATGTGCCGAGGCGTTGGGGCTGAGAAAAGCCTTTCCGCAAGAATTGTCTGGCCTCTACACCAGCGATGAGATGGATCAGTCTATTACTGAGACAACGTCAAAGCCTGTCGAGCCTGCAAAGATTGCGCCCAAGCAAATTGAGGCACCACACGATCCCGACACCGGAGAGATTAAACCACCGCATCCAATTTCAGCACCCCATAAAGAGGACAGCCAAGATCCTGATTGGATTGGGTACGGCAGTCTTATCCTTGCGGCAATTAAAACCGCAAAGGACAAGAACGAAATTGATGAGTGGCTAGATCAGAACAATCACAATCTGACAGCCATGGAGACAGACGCACCCAAGGTCTATAAGCGCCTGATGTCGGCTATCGGCAAATGACCAAATCCATCTGGCAACGAAATGGCAATACGGCGGTTCCCGTGGGTCAGGAATCTCTGGATGCCCTGCATTGCCATCCCGATGGGAAAGAATTCATTGCAGAGACACGAGGCGCAAGAAATCTGAACCAACTCCGCATGTTCTGGGCTCTATGCCAGATCGTTGCCGAGAACGATCCAAAGGTTTCCACCAAGGATGTCGCCAAACGAAACATCCTGTGGGCACTCAATTACGTCAGTCTGTGGATTGACCGCAGCGAAAAGGCCCATGTTGAAACCGCATCAATAGCCTTCGAGTCCATGACGCAGGAGGAGTTTAATCCGTTCTTCCAGAGAGCCATTGAATTGATTTGCAGTTGGCTTGGTACGGCACCAGAAGAGATCCGAAAGAAAGTGGAAGAAATAACTAACCCGGCAAAGGGACACCAATGGCGAGACTGATCAGGCCATATATTCCGCTGGATGTTCGCATTCGGGTAATCGAGCGGCAGCTAATGAAAAAAGGTGCTTACAACTACTGGGACAGGAACATAATCGAATCTCGCTTTCCTAAAATGAGGGAAAGATTGTTTGCAATGCTATCGATTATGTTTGAAGGAGAGGTGCATCTAGATCATGATCCTGCTCTGGAAAACCGTGTGAAAGTTTTTGACAACAACGGTAGACTTGTTGGGTACCAGCCGGATGCCAATGATCCAGAATATCTCGTATATCGAAACAAGCATGACCACCACATCAAAACAAATGTTCGTGGAGACGGAGCGCAATATCCAGACAGGGTTTTGGCAAATCGCGAGCGAAAACGGAATCGCAAAAAGGTGAAACGCAAGTGGCCATCTAGGCCGTTTCAGAAGAAAAAGAAACTAACACTTTCTGCACGACTTGCAGCACTGAATTTACTCAACAGACACTAACGACTGATATAGGAAAAACACGATGAAAAAGAAAACCATCCACGAAGTTGAAATGCCTGCGTATCAACTTGGTAATTGGGCTTGGGCTCGCATGCAGGATCTCATGGACAATGGGCTTGCAAGCAGAGAGCAGATCGACCCAGAGGATGTAAACGAGGCCGAATGCCTCTTGCAGTTCAAGCGAGCGATAGCCGAGAGGGCCGACGCCATCGTTATTAAGTTGTTCTATGAAAACCCTCCAGCCGTCGCAGTGGACTAGACAATGCACGAAGTCTGGCTTTCGACAGCAAACATATCAGCGTCGCTGGCCTTTGTCCTATCGCTGATATGAGCGTCGGGGATTGGATGCTGCTGGTTTGGATGGTTGCCCTGACCGGCTTTTGGGTTGGGGTTAGAACTTAGGAGGGCTAAGTGACGTTCAGAGTTGAAATCTGGGTCTGCATATCCCACTGGGGATATCATCCCTATCCGTCACAGTGGAGAGGTTAGCGACATGCAGCACGATTCACACGTTCAAGAGTGGGCTTTTTGGCAGTGGGCCAACAAACTCGGGTTCCACTATCTATCTCGCAGGTTGGCGTATCTGCGCCCTTAAGGAACAACCGATGGATATTCCTATTTTAACTGCGGAAGAAGGTGCGGTCTTGCTCCATGCCAAGAATCGGGAGCTTAAGGCCGAGATCGCGTGGCTGCAGGCTGCGCTAGAGGAAATAGCTCACCACTACATCGACAGCGAACTTGCCTCGCGGGAGAAGCGCGGAATGGCGCAACGTGCGCTTACCGCCGCGAAATGAGCAACAGCATGAAACCGGATGATAAAGAAGTCATCACAGCCCTTGAGCATCATATAAGCCGCCAGAGGGCCGAGATTGAGGGTCTTGTCTTGGGCCTCAAGACCTATGGTTGCCACACGTTTGATTGCGCCCTGCCAGACACGCACGGGGAAAAGCCGTGTAGCTGCGGGTGGTCTGAGGCCATTGGCAGGGTAATGACCGATTACAAAGACCTATATGGCCCTTGAGTGAACAGGAGGATGAATTGACACTTAGAAAAGAGATCGAAGAACTTCTAAATCGCCACAGCATGGAAAATGTCTGCGACACGCCAGACTTCATCCTCGCCCACTATCTTGACGATTGCCTGCGGGCATTTCAAACCGCAACCCTCCAAAGAGAGGATTGGTATGGCCGCAAAAAAGAGCCAGCCGTCCTAGATGGCTAGTATGCGCCCTACACTGCGGGATTGATGGCAAAGTAGCCGAAGCTCCGCCGATGGAAGAATTGAACGGGTAAAGCCGCGCCACAACGGAGCACCGTAGATGGTTGTAAGTCCAGCAGGCGAGTACGAACCGGACTCACAGTGTAGGGCGGATACGTGTCGGATATGAGCAGGAGGGAGAAATGGGTGCCCTGAAGGTGACAATTAGGCCAGACGCATTTCTTATGTCTGATGCAGAAGTTCTGGAACAAATTGAACTAGCCAAATCGTATGGCCGTCCAGATTGGGCTGTTGAAATTAAGAAAAAGAACGACGAAAGAAAAAAGGCAGTTGGTCGCTAATCGGAAGGATGTGACATGCAGATAGAAATATCGGATGATTGGTTGCTGGCGTTTTGCGGCGCTCAGGCTGGCGGTGACAAAAGTGACATAGCAGCAGCAGTCAAAAACTATCTATACGGTCAACCGGCGACAGC